ACATCAGCGCTGTCGCCGTCGACTCGGGCAACTGGACGCAGGAGGTCTACAACGCCGTGCGCCCTAGGCAGTCGCAGGGTGTCATGGCCATCAAGGGCAGCAAGGATGCCGCGCGTCCCATCATCGGCCGCGCCAGCAAGCAGGAGGTCGACAAGAGCGGACGCATTCAGCGCAGGGGCGTCAATCTGTGGATCATCGGTGTCAATTCGGCCAAGACCACGCTCATGCAGCGGTTGCTTGGTGATACCGATCGCGAGGAAGAAAATCGCCTGATTCATTTTCCAGCCGATCTGCCCGATGACTTCTACACCATGCTCACGGCCGAACGTTTCGACTTAACCGCCAAGCGTTGGCTCAAGAAACAAGGAGCCCGCAATGAAGCGCTGGATACGTTCGTCTATGCCTACGCAGCAGCGCTCAGCCCGAGTGTGCGCATCCACGTCAAACGCGAGGCGGACTGGGCCGCGCTGGAGGCCAAGCTGGAACCGCCTACTGATGACCTGTTCACTGCACCTGTGGGGCGCGAAGAAAAAAAGGGGCCTGATAAGGGACTGCAAATAGACGTCCAGACGTCCGCAGTTCCACGTGAAACGGCTGACCGATCAGCATCTTCACCAGCGCCACGCACTAATAACCCCTTTGCATCTTCCGACTGGTTGGACCGCCGATGAATGAGCAGATCAATGTTGCCGAAGCGCTGCAAGATGAGCTGGCTGCCGCCCTGCAGGAATCGCTAGGCCTGGGATTCGATGAGGCCAGCCGGTACGCAGCACCGGTGGTGCGGTACCTGCAGCAGCAGTACGGCGGCGACGAGCTATACATTCCGCAGCCCTACATGCGTCGAAACGTTGACGACATCCTCGCCGCGCGGAAGGCCGGCCAGCCGATCAAGAAAATACTGAAGGATTTCGCTATCAGCAGGCGAACCTACTATCGCCTGCTCAGTCAGTTGTGATTGCGGCGAATCGACTACTAGGATGCGGCAGCAACTTGCGGATTGGCACGATTGAAGATCAAGGCGCTTTCATTGGCCCTATTTAAAGGTGCGCTTGAGCATTTTTGATATTTGTTCTTTAGCGTAGTCAACAGCAGAGGCCCTCCCTTCTTCGGCCGCTACCTGAATCACAGAGTCATAATCGTTTAGCTCGCCACACTCTTGGCACTTGAGCAGATCGCCTGATTCGTATGTGTTCTCGGTATCGCCTTTTAAGTCACAGCCGCAGAACAAGCACTTCAGTGTGATATGGAATTCTTTGTTTTCCATCACCTGACTCCCAAGAAACTGAAAACAAACGTGGCTAAGGCAACGAGAAAACCGAGAAGAACAAACCATCCCTTGTGGTCTTCAATGTAGTCGGACACTTTCTTGGGCTTTGTGCGTGAATCTTTTATCTCTACAGCTCTTGCTCTTGATCGTGCTGCTCCCACTCCTTTGGATGTAGCACCGAGGTATCTGTATTTTTCGCCTATTGATTTATGGGAGACCCACTCATTCGCGATGCACCTGTCAACTGCTTTTTCTAGGTCACTTATAGAGTAGTCGGTCCCATGTTTTGCATTGATTTCATCTGCGAGCTTTTGGTCAACATCGAACCTAACCAAGCTCGCGGTTAGACCCTGGGCTTCCATGTAATCAATCACGTTACCTAGGATTTTGAATTCCGGCACAGTCATCCCCTAACTACCTAGCTACCTACGTAACTGATCTTTTGCACGCTAGTGGAGTGTGCCACCTTTCCGGTAAACATGGCACGCGATGCCCGCGATGCTTGCGAGCATGTCCACAGCTTCCGACATGCTTGCCAGTTACCTCGCCGCCGAGTCGGCGATCCTTCGCGGCCAAAAATACCGCTGGGGCGATCGCGAGCTAACCCGTGCCGACCTGGCCATGGTGCAAGCCGGACGCCGCGAGTGGGAGCGCAAGGCTGCTGCTGAGTCACGCGGTGGTGGACGGGCCAGCGTCTCGCTGGCCAACCTTTCCGGCATGCCCATGGCGCCCGAGGGCGGCGAGGGCGATTGCCCGTGGCGCGGCCGATGAGCGCGGCGACGAAACCCGCCCTCATCGAGCGCGCTATTTTCGCGCTGTCGCCGTCGTGGGCGGCGAATCGCGCGCAGAACCGTCTTCGCGCTCAGGCGTATGGCAACGCGTACGACGCGGTGAACCACTCGCGCCTGCGCAAGCGGCAGCGCGATTTCGGCAGCGGTAACAACGTCGCCGGTCTCGCGCATCGCGAGCTGCGCAACATGACGCGCAACCTCGATCGCAACCATGACCTGAGCCGCGGCATTCTCAACACGCTGGTACGCAACGTCGTCGGCCCCACCGGCATCGGCGTGCAGCCGCAGCCGCGTGATGCCGAGGGCAACGTGCTGACGGATCTGGCCAAGCAGCTAGATGAGTTGTGGCAACAGCACAGCCTGCAGCCGGAAGTCACCGGCGAATTGAACCGCGCCCGTGCCGAGCAACTGATCGCGCGCACGTGGTTTCGCGATGGTGAGGCCCTGTGGCAATACCTTGAGGGCACGGTGCCCAAGCTCAGTCATGGCACCATCGTGCCGTTCTCGCTGGAGCTGCTGGAGCCGGACCTACTGCCGATCGACTACAACGATCCGCTGCAAAACATTAGTCAGGGCATCGAAATTGATGCATGGGGCAAGCCGCAGGGCTACTGGTTTTACAAGCAGCATCCTGGCGATCCGTTCGTGGCCATGCCCACGCTCAAGCGTCTGGCTAGCGATCGCGTCGGCCACATCAAGCTGGTGGACCGCATCGGCCAGCGCCGTGGCGTCAGCATGTTCGCTAGCGTGCTGGCTCGCCTTGATGACCTGAAAGACTACGAGGAAAGCGAGCGCATCGCCGCGCGTATCGCCGCGAGCATGGCCGCCGTCATCAAGAAAGGTGACGCGCAGAGCTACGAGCCAGAAAAAGCGGGCCAGCCGCGCAGCATGAACTTTGCGCCGGGCATGATCTTTGACGATCTGCTGCCGGGTGAGTCGGTCGAAACCATCGACAGCAATCGTCCGAATCCGAACGCGGTGACCTGGCGCGACGGCCAGATTCGCGCGGTGGCATGCGGCACCGACGTGAGCAACAGCAGCGCCAGCAAAAACTACAACGGCACGTATAGCGCGCAGCGGCAGGAGCTGGTTGAGCAAGACGCTGCCTATGGCGTACTCCGTCAGGCATTCATTGATCAGTGCACCAGCGAGGTGTATCGCCGCTTTGTCGCTGCGTGTCTCGCCGGTGGCCTGATCAAGCCGAGGAAAGGCGTCAGTTTCGCGCAGCTCAGCCATGCCGTGTACATGCCGCCGGTCATGCCGTGGATCGACCCGATTAAAGAGGTCACCGGCTGGCAGATGCAGGAAGACCGCTGCTACATCAGCGGCGCCGAGATCGTGCAGCGGCAGGGTCGCAACCCGGCCGATGTCATCCGCAGTCAGGGCAAATGGCAAGCCGACCTCAAGGCCGCCGGCATCGTCACGCAAGACGCGCCCACCGCGCAGCCCACCTACAAAAAGCAGCCGCCACCGGCCGACGACACGCCGGAACAGGCAGCGAACCCCGAGGCCACAAACCATGCGTAAACATTCCCTCACGCTTGCCATGGCTGGCCTGATGTTGGCCTGCTGGCCACACGCCCGCTTGTCTGCTGCATTCGCTGCCGCCGATGGCAACGTGCCCACCATCCGCCCGCTGATGGTGCTGCGCCCGATTGCCAACACCACCGAGGCCGAGCTGCTGGTGTATGGGGATATCGGCGACAGCTGGTGGGGCGAGTCGGTAACCGCGCTGAGCGTCGTGCAGCAGCTGCAAGCACTGCCTGCCAACACCACACAGATCAACGTGCGCATCAACAGCTACGGCGGCAGCGTGAGCGATGGCATCGCCATCTATAACGCGCTCAAGCGGCACAGCGCCCGCGTGGTGGTCACCGTCGACGGCGTGGCCATGTCCAGCGCCAGCCTGATCGCCATGGCCGGCGACGAAATCCAGATGCCGGCCACCTCGCTGCTGATGATCCACGCGCCGTGGGGCGTCGCGCAGGGCAACGCGCAGGACATGCGCGTCATGGCCGACGTGCTCGATACCTACGCCCAGGCGATGGCTGGTGCCTACGCGAACAAAACCGCGAAGCCCAACGCCGACATGCTGGCGCTGCTGTCGGATGGGCAGGACCACTACTACACCGGCGAGCAGGCCGTCGCCGAGGGTTTCGCCGACGCGCTGGTCGACGCCACGGCCGACCTCGGCGACGAAACCGACAATCAGAACGCGAGCGCACGGGCCGCTGGCGTCAATCGCCTGCTGGCGGGTGCGCCTGATCACATCAAACAGATCGCTGTGGCCGCCGCCGCGCGTCATCCAGCAGCGCTGCCCGAACAGGCCAAGCCGCGCATGCGTATGCCGGCAGGTTTCGATGCGCAATCCCTCGAACAGGCGCTGGCATCCGCCAGCGGTCAACAGGCCCTGATGGCCGCACTCACTACGGCCGCCACGGCCGAATCCGGAGATGTAGATATGAAACTTCGCAAGCTGT